AATTGACCGAACAAACCTAATGCTTGTCTACCAGTATTATATTGGTCAGCATTAATACCTAATTGTTCAGCACCAAATTGACCTAATGATTTATTACCAAAGTCAAATACTCTACCACCTTCTCTCCAACCTCCACCTAGGTTGTCTAAAGCATTAGCATTAAAAGATACACCTACGCCATAATCTTTAAAGCCTGGTGTACTCCAACTAGAAGAACCACTAAACATATTACTTATTCCATCTAGTGTATCCATTCCTGTTGTACTAGAATTCCAATTAATACCTGGTGAATAAGAACCCCAAGAATCACTACCTGTACTATAAGTCTGTGTTACAGGGTTTAATTTAGGTTGTGAAGATGTAGGTGGTGTATATGGGTCTTGATATGTAGGGGTAGTATAGTCCACTACTTTCTGTTGAGTTACTGGGCTATAACCACCTGTATAAGGATTAGTATTAAAGCCTCCTGCATTAACACCACCACCAGATAAGTCACCTGATGACATAGTGTTACCAGTTAATACCTTAGCAAACTCAGCTAGTGGATTATTAGAAACACCACCACTACTTAAAGAAGTATCAGTAAGTGCTTCTGCTGCATCATTAGAATAATCTTCTACATACTTGCCTGCATTAAATGTAGCATCTGCTGCAGCTTGTGGGTTGGTGATTAGAGACATATCCTCTTATCCTTTTAGTTTATGTTAAGTCTTTATCGATAGTACAATACATATATGCACCATCTGATACACATCTAACTAGGTCAAACTTATTATTACCTGAAGTAATAGTAGGATTATTACCACCATTAAAACTAAAGTTAGAACTAAATGTTACATCATAAGCACCTTGGTTCTTAATAATAAAGTCAGCTTTAGCACCTGCTGTTTGGTTAGATACATCTAATGTATAACCATTACCTTGAACATTAACAATAAATGTCTCAGTATTTAGTAAGTTAGCTGTCTGATTAGAAGATAAAGAAATAGTCTCTGCAGTTGTAGGATGTGCCTTAGTGAATGTTTGTGGTGTATCTAATGTTACGATAGTCTCACCACCTACTGTACCTGTTGTAGCAGTCAATAGGTTACAAGTGAAGTTCTCCGCTGAATCACCATTAACATCTGCCTTAGAGTTAACTGCAGTTCTTACTGCTGTAAATTCAGTATCGAAGTCATCACCTGATATGACCTTTCCTGCATCTGTATCTGCTAGTGCATCCTTTCCTGACCAGCCTACTGCTATTGTATAATTACTCATCGTGTTTTCCCGTGTTTAAATAATAAAGCTAATGATTGTAGAGATGCTTTGTAGCCTTTAGTTACACCGTCCATCTCAATTCTTAAATACTTAGCACTTCCTGATAGAGGTACTGAGTGTTCTTTTAGTCCGTGTATAGGAGCATACTTCTCACTAGTCCAAGCTGCTGGTGTAGCAGAAGAAGGATACTTAGCAGTACCCCAGAGAGCAGGAGAGCCTGATAGAGAAGGATTGAGTTTAAATGTAGGGGATAGCTTAGGTGCTAATTCAAAGTCTTTATATAAGCGTAATCCAACGTCTGAGCCTTGACCACCTGAGATAACCATAATCAATCTCTTGAGGATTGAAGCTCTCTCTAACTCTGGACTTAATGACATCCATACTGTAGATAGACTACCAGTATAAGGATGATAAGTATAGACATTAGAACCTGAATAATCTACATCATAGTAACCTTCATATCCAGCCACTCTACCTGAGTGTTGACCTACTAGAAGACCATAATCTTCTGAATATATTAAACTAGCAGGATGTCTATTATCTGCAAATGTCCACTTAGTTACTCTAGGCACTTCTCTATTTTCTGTTAAGTATTGAATGTCAAATACATAGGTTACATTTCTATCCACAAAAGATAACATATATAAACCTTCTGCGTAGTAGTATGCTGATTTAACATTAGTAGATGCTTTAACGTGTGCGATAATCTCATCTTTAACAGTTATAGATATATCTTTAAGAGGAAGCTTATCTGACTCTGCAGTTCTGATTAAAGACCTAACACCTGTATCTGATAAGAAATATAAGTCATTACCGATAGCTTGAATAGAATCTCTTGATACACAACCTACACCTCTAATGACTTCATCGAGATACATATTAGTAGGCTCGTCTGGGTCTTTATAGATAGCGATATTCTCTTTGCCAAAGATAACTAACATACCCATATAAGGATGTATAGCTACAATCTCATCGTGACCCCATACTGTTTTAAGGTCGATACCACCTGCTGAGCCAGAGTTCCACTTTACTGAATCTAATAAGTCTGAGTAGTAGAGAACATCTTTCTCTTCTGTGATACCTCCAGCCCATACTCTACCATAGTAACCTAGACCACAACTAGGGTCAAATGTAGTTACTCCATTAGGAGCTGTATAACCAGAAGCATCTTTAACTTTAGCCCAAGAACCACCAGTATAATAAATTAAGTCTAAACCACCTTGGAAACCTAATAATTTATTATTGAAGTTTTGGAATTGCCAATCTGAAGTAGAGCCACCAGTTGTATATCCATTGATAAAAGCATTGTCTTTATCAGTTAAATCTACTTCGTATATAGTTCCACCAGATGCACCAAATATCTTATTAACAGAACCATCGAAGTGTTCTATCATAGAGCCTATCTTAGCACCTGCATTAAGAGTTTTTTGTTTTAATCCTTTACGAAAGGTAACTTTACCACCTTCAGTATATACAATATTATCTGCCTTAGTAAACCAAGTAGCTCCTAATGCAGTGGGGTTAGTCTGTGAATCTAGTCCATTGATACCAATAGTATCTAAAGGAACTACATTTAGAACCTTACCATTAATTGACATACCAGTCTCTCTCATATTCCATATTAGAAGAGTCTAGTTGTACTGCCATATTTAATGCATCTCTTGCTTCAGCAGCTACACCTGATGATACTGTACCACCATCTTCACCTCTCTCAGCGATAGCTCTAGCCCACGCACCTAAGATTACAGGTTGTGATGGAGTTCTTAATACTTGGTCTGCTTCTTTTAATTCTTTCTGAGCACCTACGATATTAAATGAGATAGTCTGTACACTATCGGGTACTGGATATAAGTCAATATTAAAGTCTGGTTCTCTTGTAGTATTAGCTTGTGATATACCATTGAAAGCATAGTAAGTAGGTTTACCTGAAGAGATATTAGCTAGTGGGAATGTAGCATTGTTAATCCAATCATTAGTAACTTGTTCTAACACCTGACCAGTCTCTTGACAGATTACATCTAAAACTTTAAATGAAACACCAGCACCTCTAATAGAATCACCTAGAGTATACTGCATATTGCCATCTCTAGTCTTAATATTGAATGTCTCTCTTAGAGCTTGCCAGTCGTGGTAAGATTCTACTTGTTTCTTTGAATCATTAACCAACTCTCCGATTAACTTTTGATAATCAGTAACAGTATTAGAGTCGTACAGGTCGCCAGACCAATCAGAGTCGATTGTATCCTCTCTTAGTCTTCTCAATACTGAATTAATAATCTCTCTATATGTCATTGTCAGCTCCGTTTAAGGACATTATATTACATTTTTTTATTAAAAATCAACTACTTAGGTTGAGGGCAGCGACAATCGCAAGGTTTCTCTTGGCTCATCATCATCATACTACCCATCATCTGTTGTGGCATTTGCATCATTTGGTTAAAGAAGGCGTAAGAAGCTAAACTAATAGTTACACCACCAAGGAATACTAAAATACATTTATTTACTTTCATTTACTTAACCTATGTTAATTTGTTACTTAACATCTTAATCTCTACAAGCCTTGATGTATATACATTTCTTTAATTTCTGAACACTTCTTACTTAACTTGTTCACAAGTGTTACATTACGCTTAAACTCGTTTATGTCAGTAGTATAGTTCATCTACTCTTAGCGATAGACGCACCAAAATACATCTCTACAATTAATGTAGCCCACTCAAACACTTCAGTCAGTTTAAGCATTCCTGTTACTGTTATATACTCTACCTTATCGGGAGTTATCTCAAAACCAAGTAAACTGAATCCTTCAATCACAGTTGGTATTACAGTTGGTACATCTAAGAACACAGGTGCTACTTGAGTGAATATAACTAAACCAAGGATTACAAAGATAATTACTCTTCTGTTTAGTGCTGACCAAGGTGACTCTTTATTCGCCTCAATACGGGCATTCTCGATAGTCTGAGAGCGTGCTGCGAAGGCATCTAACATCTGAGTGTGTTGTTCATTCTTTGCTTGAAGGTTCATAGCAAATACCTTCATCAAGAAACCACCTAAGATAGGTAGCATATTAGTCAGTAAACTAATCACAAGACTTCACCCACTTCTCAATACGTGTCAT